TATGGTACTTTTACTTTACTTGGCATTATCCGCCCCACCTTAACAAAAACAGCGTTGCATCTTGTTCTCGTTTAAAAACAAAATATAGTCCATTGTTCCTCCAAGAACCTCGTTCAAAGTTGTCAATACAATAGGCTTCAAGACGACAGGCTTGTTCCCAGGCATCCGGTTCAGGCAACATTCTGAATTGATGCGGCCAATGGCGTTTGTTATAGGTTGCATGATAATTCATCATAGTATCCTTCAACTACCACCCATCCTAGCTTTTTAAAATCTTCATGAATTTCATCAGTTATGTAACTTTCGTTTACGAATCCATTAAATTTACTTTCCTCATCAGGAAGCCCTCTGATACCCGAACAGTACCAATCCATGTAATTACCTTCACAACGAAGGTCCGCTACTAATCCGCCGGCACTACGCCAGGAGCAGGACCATGTTTCATCTTTGAGGACAGGCATGAGTTCCAGTTTTTTAAATGCATTGTTACATAGTGCAGCATAGACATTTTGTGCATAAGATTCCGACGCTCTTACTTTGTCAACGAACCATCTCGCATCTTTCATGTCGCGTTCTAAATTGTGCTCCATTAGGCGTCCCATCTCAACAAGAAATTACTAGCGTCTGCTACGTCGTCAATGACTACCACCATGCCTTGCTGATGCGTTCTGCCCTTGGGTAAACATTCGTCCATCCAGGCATAAATTTCTTTTTGGTTATCAGTCCACCAACGGTAATCTGCAATAATGATATAATGATGCGGCATGTCATCATCAAACGGCCCTGTTGCAATAAATCTACCTTTGTCAGAAGGAAAAACTACGCTCACGGTTTTTTAATTTTTAACAAACAAAATGATTTGAATTTTTTCTCTGCCCAAATTTCACGGTTTTTCATACATTCTTCATAAGTGGCATATTCTTTGGTGTATACAAATTTTATCTTTTCTTCAGGCTCAAGCCATAACTGAACGCTTAGTAGCCAAACCGTAATAATTTCCATTTTAGTCACTCCTTAATATTTCAAAAGTCCATTCAGGACCGGTAAAATCAACATCAAACCATAAATGATTGTCTTGATCTAGCCAAACTGTAAAACCTTTCATGGAAAAAAAGTCAACTGCCAGTTGTTTAAATTTAATTTCATTAAAGTCAGGGATAAGTGTTTTTTGCTTTTTCTGTATTTTGTGAAGTTCGTTAATATAATTTTCCATTACATGATCACTGAACCATACGGGTCCATCTCTAAAACGAAATTTCATATTAACCCCACCGCAACAAAAACATTGTTAATTCTGCTTCATTTCTAAATCTAAACTGATCGAAACTTCTACGAGCACCGCATCTGTTATTCATACACCATTCTTGTATGGGGTCAAGATCCGACTCTCTGAGACCTGTTTGAGTGATTGGTCCGTGATCGTACGATAGCCTAGCATATATTATCAACGAGTGTTTGGTATCTCTTTCCCATACTATTTTCATGTGATCACTACACGATTTTTTTTGCTCTATCGCTGTACAATGTTACACCACGACCTCTAACCAGTTCTGCTGCTTTCTGCGGACAACTTTTAAACAACAATTCTAGAGCTTCTTTTGTAATATCTGCTTCGCAATCAACTGCATACAGTTCATAATGTCGTTGCTGATTGAATCTGGCTCTCAGCAACATATTCTGTATGATTTGATTTACAGGATTGCGAGCAGGTTCTTGGTTGTTTAGAATCCTGAAGGTGTTCTCAACATCCCACTGTTCGTATTCGGTAATAGGGACCACGCTCTCGAGTCCTTCTTCACACCAATAAACTAGATATGCATTAGTAGTCATAGAAATTTCATTCTGAAAAATGTTTGCCTATGCTTCGGTATCAAAATCTAGCCTAGTGTCATTGACCTATTTATTAATCCTGGTGTCAAATCCAGAATACTTACGAGCACGAAATCCGTAATTTTCTCTTAACCGCCAATGCATACCAGCCGACAGTCTGTGTTCTACACGAATTTAAGTAAGTATTTTGTTCTATTCAGAATTGGATAGTACTAGAGTCATACTGCATTATAACAGCATATTTAGATTTGTGTCAAGGTTCGTATAACCAACCCAAATTCTCCAAACGGTGTATCCAGGTGAATATGGGCGTAGTAAACGGCAACTCCCAACGTCCGTTCCAACCCAGATATGTTGCTGATTCTATAACAGGCTTTTTGTCTGGGTAATCTCTGGGATATTTTGGACGGTAATTTCCGGTCCATTTGAATCTATCCAAACTTAAATTTTCAAATTTTACTTCATGAATTTCTATAGCCATATCTAGATTTTTTTCTAGAACGCAATCATTATAATCTTTATTATCAAATTCTATCCAAAAAACATGTGAACCGTTTTTTAAATTTTGATTAACTTTTATAACTAAGATATCCGTCAGTTCTACTGTGTCAATTGTTTGTGAATCTACTCCGTAGGTGATAACAGGTTTAGTTCGCCACCAACGCGGAACTACAGTTATTTCTACGTCAAGATTGAATTGTGTATCCATGTTGTAAAAAAAGTTCTTGATACTCAGGATAAATTTCTAAGGCGTTTAAATTATGTACTGTATCCCACCGCGTCATCCATGCTACTAATTCTCTTAATTTATTTGTATCAGTTTGAGCTTGATTGTCAATGAAATTAATCATGGTATCGCATTCCCTAATTAATTGTAAGCTTAGTCTTGAAGTATCTCTACCAACACTCAACGTGTTAAAATCTACAGAACTGTTTTGTTGAATAAATTCTTTTAATGTTACAAAATTTTGTCTGAATTTCTGACGCACTTCATATGGAAGCACGTCAATCGCTAGATACGATGGTTGCCGTAACGGATTGCTTTGAATACTGATGTTGAAATCAAACGCACGTTTTATAAGTTTATGATAGGTGTTTATACTTAACAATTGCGGGACACTTCTTAAAACTAGTGAAAAGTTTTCATTTTGTAAACTGTTAAGATATTCTATATTCTTCCAGACCTGTTCTGTGTCACTACCTTGTCTGATATAGTGATTGTTAGATTCTGTCGACTCCACGCTGACTTCTATGTCAACTCTTTTAAATTTTTGTAAGTTATCTAACAAATCGTGATTTATAACTGTGGCATTGGTTACAAAACTGAGGCTTAAATGAGTCAGTTTGTTTTTAACCAACCAATCAATAAATTCTATAAATCTTTTATTAATAGTCGGTTCGCCGCCCATTACATGTATTCTATGCAATTTAGAGACTGATTGCACGTTTTCAAGGAATTGTTGATAACACTGGTTGTCGTTAGTCCAATTTGCTTTGTGCTGAAACGGAATTTTCCATTTGGTATAATGCGAAGCAATTTTGCTACTTGCATCGGGACCGCACATTTTGCATGCTAGATTACATTCATTACCAAAATCAATATGCCAATCAATTGGTAACTTATCACTGTCAGATTTGAAATTTTTTTTCCATGGACTCTGGTCAAAACTTTTTTCAAATGCATGTTCTGTGAATATAGCTACTTTATAATTTTCTTTTATTCTACGACTTTGATGTCCGTATAATTCTTCATGATAACATCCAATACACTCAGGTAATGGTTCGTTACCTAGAATTCGTTCTCTAAAGTTTTGCATGGTATTGCTGTTATACCATGTGATAAGATTAGTATTTTGAATATTGTATTTTGTGCCTTGTGCTTTTTGGGATTCTGAACAACAAACACCGTAAGTGCCGTCCCAATACAAATGAGTGTTATGCCATGGCACTGCACAAAAAATTTTTTGATTGGCCATCAATCAATTATGCCAAAATTAGCCCAGTTGGCTCCGCCAAGACAAATCCAGCCTAGTGGTCCACCTGGATTGGGATTGGTGTTCCAGACCACATGACAGCGTTCACTGACAAAATTTGGCGGAGTATTTGAAGTGGTGAATTGCATTTGACCTATTTTGAGATTGTCAATTTGCACCGATCCATCTTCACATAAAACTATATTATCTTTGCTATTGGCAGTCAGTACAAGTTTTTGCTGTCTTGTTGTACCAAGAATCCCTGTGTCTCGAGATTTTTTCTTGGCAACTATTTCAATTTCGTCATCCCAAATGCTAAGTGCTGCCGAAGGTTCAATAGTGTTTATTCCAACACGCTTGGGTGTAACATAAAATGTTTGTGCAAGTAGGCTTTCTCCACTTACTTTGAGTTCTAGTAATTCACCTAATGTTTGTAAATTTGAATTAACGATACTGGATCCCAACATATTATTTTTGGCTATTTCTGTACCATTTAAAGTTATTTTTTCTAAATCAAGGCCATCCTGCTTGATTTTATCAAAAATTAAATTACTGTATCCATTAAACAATGTATAATCTAGATTGGTCAAAGTGTTAGAACTTACACTGGACACTAGACGTTTAAAAAACTCAGTGTTTTCAGGCACGTCGCCATTTACAATAAATGAACCATTTATTGTCATTGATCCTTGAACTGTGAGATCCTTGGTCAACAAATTGTTTTCTATTACGGTACTGTCATCTAGTATTGTTAATGCAACTTGGCTGGCTCGATCATCGATACCAGTGCTACTAAAATTTTCAATAATGCCACCGTTGATATTATCGCCGGTAATTTTTAAATTTGATAGTTTGATAGCTTTAGGATCTATACTAGATTCTGGAAAAACAAATTCGGTCATCCTGTCAGCTACTAAAGTGCTCACATTATCAGTTATTGCACGTTGAAAGTCAATAGTGGTCAATCTTTGTTGCACTTGTGTTTCTACAAGTTCTCTAGTTTGATTTTGTGCAGCATCAATAGTTTCATTTATTTTACTGACTATTCTATTTTCTAATCGCTTTGGATCTACTGTGTATTCACTTATTCTTCTCTCAAATGCGCTATTTGCTGCTTCTTGAATATGTGAAGAGTAGTCGTATGCTGCCAATCTGTTGTTTATGGCCGCGCCAATAGCAGAATCAACCTTAACCAATACATTGGCGGTTATATCTGCTACAAGTCCTTCAACAATTTTTGCTAAATGTGTGTTAAGATCCATTATCAAATTGAATACTAATTACGTGTTCGTAATTTTTCTTGATTAAACTTTTGTACATTAAATTTTTATGTACATTAAAACCTACTGCGCCGGCATCATGACTAAATTTTGCCAACTGTTTAAAAAACATTGCTCGTCTAGCAAATGGCATAGATGCTATTAACGATTGATTACTAATCTGATACACATGAGTTTTCCAGCTATTTCTATCGGTACTGTCATGGTCATGGAACTCTAAAAAAATATCTGTTGATTGAGCATTTCTTATCAACGCCGGAATACTGAATTCTCTGTCTTTAAATTCTTGATTTTTGTAATCCTTACATGTAGTTATCACATATTCTCGAGCAAGATTACAAATTTCTTGTACTCGTGCTCGTTGTTCATTATCGTCTTTGGCAAAGGTGAAATATTCATCCAAAACCATAACACAATCAAAGTGCTTGTGATATGATCCCAATTTGTCAGCTGGTATATAATCAAACGAAACATTATTTTGCTTAAAGAACTCACAAGCATCGTTAGATGCCTGCGTTAAAAAAATATTTTTAGCTGATTCAACTAGCATAGCAGGATTAAAACCCACATACAAAACTCTTGTGGAATTGAAGTTGTGAAATTCAGCAATTACCTCAAGTATTTCTTTTTTGCGTTTTAATATTTCAGTTGGTTTGGTATGTGCTTTGTACGCTCGTAAAAGACAATCAGTGTAACTTCCAAAACTCATGATACCCTTTGTTATTATTAGTTTATTATTTATTGGGTTGGCGAATTAAATCAAGTGTTACACAATGAAAACCACCGCCTAGTGTTCTCGAATGCCTTAGTTCCAATGGGATTACCGTAAAATTTTGTATTTCTAATATCTTTATTAATTTATTCTGCTGTTTATCAACAATAACTGTGTTGGGATCCAAAACCAGCATATTTAAAGCTATCCATTTACTAGCATACGGATACTGATAAAATGCCTGTTCTACTACATCATCTATCCAAATAACTTCCCAATTGTCAAAAACATTGGGTAAGTTATCCATATTGACCCTGCTGGCATTTACCATCACCAATCCTTCTCTCAAAGGAACTATGGTGCTGTCAATATGTGCTCCTGAGTAAAACTTACATATTTCAATTTTGACATAAGGAAATTTTCCCATCAACCAATGTGCTGCTTGATAATTACCACTTACGCTTTCAAGAAACAGCATCTGGTCATTTAATCGTAAAACGTTTGCAGCATCCATAACATATTGGCCGTTGCGTGGCATACGATGTACAGTATCGGAACGATACACAACGTCGTCTAGTGCTTCTATTTCCATGTCTCTACAAGGATACATCATGGCAGGATCAACAATTGTGCTTCCATGGATCAATAATCGATCTCTTGGACAATAATTGTACATACCGCCGCGCTCTTGAAAATTGATGGCTTTGGGTCGGTGTACGGCAGCACCGTATTGCTCTAGGGTTTGTACTAGAACATCAAGATCTTCATTGGTTTCATCAATGATCCAATCCGGAACAGGCCCGCTAGGTACTGGTGTTTCTCGCCAAGTGGTTTTTTCACTTTCTTGCGCGAATACAGGATCATCACTAGGCCAATTAGAAAAATCAGCACGGCCCACAACAACTTCTCGTAATGGATCCCATTCATTGAATGAGTGTATCATATGTGTCCGGTTATTTGTAATGTATATCTAGGTTGGAATCCCATGTTAAATGCACTGTGTGGTGCATCCCATGGCCATATCAAAGTAAATCCTGCAATCCAATCAGCATACCCAGTGCTTTCACATTCTGCAAAATGTCCGGGTTTACGATCTTGTAAAAATACCACTGCTCGACGTATCCGGTATTCCTGACCTTGTAAATTGAATAATTCAATGTAGCGACGATAGGTATCAATGTGATTGGGTAAACTGCTACCTGGATCCATTCTGTAATAACATGTGCCTATGTTCTTCCATTTGCCATAAGTTTCAAAGAAGTCAATAAATTTTTGATTCCAACTGGGCTGAGCACTACGCATGTCGCACATCCAACCACCAAATGGACCGCGGAATCCCGCATCTTCCCACTCTATTTGTGTAGCAGGATCATTGAATTTTTCTTTTATGTAATCTAATTTTGTATATTCATCATCCCAAAATTTTGCAATGTTAAACTGTTCGTGTGTTACCATAATAAATTACCTTGTAATCTTTACTGGTTTTATATTTGCGCCAAGGATCAACAATTACACTGCCAGGTTCTAAGTCAACATATAGTTCTTGTTCTCGTTGTTCTCCTGTATATCCGTATGTGACATTTCTGTTGTGAGCTAAAAATGCTATTACCGGCATACCATTGAATGGAGGATCGTCGCCGGTTAAAGGATCTACATAATAAAATTTGGCTTGAATAGATTGCAAATAATGACCTATCAATAAGCTATAACTGCCATCAACGAAATCAACGTCTGGTTTATATGCTTTGCCCATAATGAATATAGGCAAGTTGTATTGCCTTTGTATTTTGGCAAGATATCTTGCAATGTTGCGTGCCTGTTTTTCTCTTGCATGCATTATGGTATTAAAAATATCATAACCAAGATTTAAATTTTCTGCCAACCAACGTAGTGCAATATTGTCTCTTGGGTGGCATGGACCTGCATCGCCCATTCCTGCTCGCATGTATTTTGGACTCATTATACGTATGGTGCTATTGGCCAATGCCTCAGTAACAACATCAACATTTATATTACCATTTGCCATAGCAACATCTTGAATCATGTTTACTAATCCAATTTTGGTACTAATAAATGTGTTATAAAATATTTTGATTGATTCTGCTTCATCCCAGGTACCGACTATGTATCTAGGATTGTTTTGCATGATAGACTTATAAAATTCAATCAATGTCTTGGCGTCTCCTGTTTCACTTCCATCCTTGGTTCCAATAATAACCATTTCAGGATTTATCATGTCCCACTCAACACTGCCCATGGCAATCAAGTAAGGATTATAAACAAAGCGAGCATTGGTAATACATGAGCGTAGTTCTTTTCTAACTGTACCAGGTAATACTGTGCTAATTAACACAACTAACTGATCTGGGCTGGCCCATGCATTGATATTGTTAAGCACTTGTTTAACTGTAGTATAATCAAAATCTTTATTAGGCAAATGTGTAATTGGTTGGCTGCCATCATAGGCAGGATCATGCGGAGTTTGTACTGCCACAAATACCAAATCTTTTCCTACCACTGCACCTCGTATAGAGTCAGATATTTTAATTTTGTTGCTGGTTTTTGGACACACATCATAACCAACTACATCGTGAACTTGTGCCATTGTTTCAGCACAAGGCATGCCCAACTTACCAAGACCGATAAAGCCTATGTGCATTAGTTTTCCTTTTGAAATTTTAACGTGTAGAAAATCAAATTTACGAGTATTGTTTTATTTATTGTACGCTGGTTGCATTGATAGTATTCAAAATTAATTGTTCCATGTCATGTATACGTGTTCTGGTTGTGTTACTATTTAATACCACAAACAAGCGTTTTTGGTTGCGAATGTACACACTCATTACTAAACATCCGCCGCTGGCTCTTACATATCCAGTCTTACTTACAATTACGTTATACTTGTTAACCAAAGGATTTGTGTTATTATATTTAAATTTAATGAATTTTTTCTTTTTCTTCTTTACAAGTTCGCCTACTGCTTGATTGCTTGCATACACAATTTCTTTATATCGTTCAGCTGCCATCAACAACTTAATCAAATCTCGAGGTGTACTTACATTTCTGTTATCTAGGCCACTGCTGTCCGCGAATCTTGTATCGGTCATTCCTAGTATTTGAGCTTTATGATTCATATCAGATATACAATTATTGTATCCTCTACGATAAACTTCGCATAGCATTTTAGCCGCATAGTTATCTGAACGTATAACCGCCAAATTAATTAATTGTTCTCTATTAACAATTAGGCCGCGAAATCTCCTGTCAAGAGGTTGTTGTAAATTATCGTTAGAATCAAGAACTACCATGGCTGTCATTAACTTGGTTATACTTGCAATAGGCTGCTGTATTTCAATATTTTCCGATTCTAATACGGTACCATTACCGTCGGCTATAAGCCAAGACTTAGCCGATATATTAGTAGAAAAAACAGGGTAGCTCACAATCATAAAGATCGCGTAAGCAAGAAAAAATCTAAACATTATGTAGGGTACTTTTCTAGATCTTCAATGAAATATTCCATGATTAGGAATATTGTAGCACACATTGCCATAGCAAACAAGCTGCCTTGTCTGATAGCCATGGTCATTGCTGCCCAAAAGAACAATCTCAGTCCCCACTTTACTAAGTCAATGGTATACATTAATTATATTTACTACTTCTTCTATGTGCAAGTTTAAAGTTTTTGCAATTGCCACATGACTGTATCCTTGCCGATGCAGGTCCAATACAGCTTTAATAACGCCAGGATTTTGTGCCATGTTGTAGTTGGTGTCTTTCAATAATCAGTTTTACCGCTTGTTCTGGGTATCTTAGCCGCATACATATTTCTTCCACCGTGTAACCATGATCCTGATACATGCGTTCAATCAAATCAATTCTGGGTTTGACGATAAATTGATATTTATTCATTGCTTTATTTCACAATCTATCCACTTTAAATTGTTGTACCAATCATATACCACACTGCCTTTGGGAATCAGGCATCTACCCAGTTCGGGGTCAACTTCTATTCGAATCTGTACCACGGCCCAGATCAACCATATCAAATATAACGATGTGACAGCGCCTATGCCATACTTCCAGGCATTGCATTTGATATGTTCAATTCTTTTACGTTTTGTGTCTGCGGCTCGACGATCATCCACACGTTTCTTGGCCCAGGCGATTGCCTGTTGCCGCTTCATCTTTTCCATCATGGCCTGCACTCTGGTGTACAAGTCACCCAGCTCGGTTGGACAATTGTATACCATGAGTTCTCTCAGTTCGGCCTCCATGGCAACCAATCTACTTTGCATGAGCACTCGCTGAAGTGCTCGCTTGCCTAAACTGGTTTCGCCTGTGTACACTTCATTGTCATGTCTTTCTTCTTCTTCGAAGATGGCCGAACACTTGGCATAGTTTTCAAAATACACACCCAGTTCTTCGCCAATTTGAGTATACACATCGTTGGGCTGTTTTTTGCTTAATTCAATTATCCGATTTTTTTCTTGGATAAATTGATTCTTTTCTGCAACCGTAGGTGCTCGATGTTTGAATTTCTCACCAAACTGTGCATCTAAATCCGACAGTATTCCCTTGACATCACCGGCTGCACTGGCTATTTCTTTGTATAATTCGCAGCCTTTTTTTACAGCCTGTACGGCACCATTTGCAAGGGCAAAGAGGGTTAGCGGATCCATTTCCTCCGCTCCTGAATTGAACTTAAAATAACCCTATAAATTGGGTCACACATAGTTGATCCTTTATAATTAATTTTTGACGGACCAATAGTTATCGAACTTAGTTATACTTATTTGGTCAAAACAAAAAAGCCCCTTGCGGGGCTTTTTGTCAACTTAAAGTACGCTTAAAACCCTATTCTTAACACAAAGTTGCCGGCTACACTTTGTATGTCACGGTGTTGTAGTTGAACTGCCCCCACTGCCAATGAAAGTCTATTTGTAAGGTCTTTTCTAATACCCAACCTTGCAATTTTGACTGCGTCGTCAGTTTGTGAATATTCACCAAACACCGCAACTGATCCAAATGATCTATCAAAACGCACACCAAGTTCGCTGCGTTTTGCAGTTGAGTCTACCGCTGCATATGACATGGCAGTCAAAGCACTACCCAGTTCGGTCACAGCATCTCGCGTATTTTGTTCCACTCGGTATCCAACAAATGGACGTAGCCCTTTTAAATCCGGAGTATAAAGTCTCAGTCCCAACCATCTATCACTACCGACAGTTCTTGAACTGTTGCTGTAACCCAATTCAGGCAAACTGTGTGTTGTGGTCATTTCGTTATTGGCATATCCCAACTCGGAGGCAAACAACCAATTTCTCAAATTTGAGATAGAATACAAGTTTACAATATCTTTGTTCAATCCACCTGTGGCATTGTTGCCGGACATGGCAGATTCTGAACGACTGACACTGAAACCAATAACGGTTCTTGGAGATAATAACTTATCAATACCAAAACCAAATTTCTTGCTGCTAATGGTATATCCGTCTACGGTGTACTCACCGGTTCGTTCTCCCATAGAGTAAAAACTTACAGTGCCTTCTTTGCCTACATTGCCACGGAACGCGATTTCGCCATCAACTATGCTTTGTCTGGCCAATACATCATTTCGTGATAGCAAATTAACATAAGAGTTAGTGTCAGCTAGCACTGTGTATTGATCAATTCTTGTTGCATAATCTTGACTAGTGCCAGTTGTGACCACTTGATCAAATGTGGTTGTAGTTGTTACTGTTTGATTGACGGTACTAGTTGTAGTAACCGGGGTACCATTTGTTGTGACAGTGGATCCATCGCTGTATGTGGTTACAGTGGTAGGAGTTGTCACAGTGGTTGTAGTCACTGGAGTTGTATCTGTTGTCACCCGTGTAACTGGTGTGGTAGCCACAATGGTGATATTTCTTGTCACAGTCAAAGATTTTGCTGTACCGGCTCCTCTAGTGTCAGTAACAGTTTCTACTACAGTAGTGGCACCTGGTGTATCAACAACTGTAGTTGTAGTGGCGCCTGTGGATGAACTAGTATACACTATAGGTGTACCAGGTGCTGTTGATACCACAGTGGGCGAGCCACCTCCGCTACTACCACTAAAGTTGGCTGTGGTAAGTGTACCGCTATAACCTCCTGGAGTGGCTGCTGTGGTGCCACCATTGGCATCATAGCCTCCGCCGCTCATGTTGGCAGTTACACCTGTGGCTGTGGTTGTACACATTACACTTCCGCTGGTCGTACCGCAAGCACCCCAGCTGGTAGAACTGGTCCAACCTTGTGCAAAGACGCCGCCGGGATCTAGACCAAATTCTGGATTGTAAAGTATATTATTGCCTGCTGTACCACCTGTGGGTGTAAATGTAACAGTCGGTACACGCCATTGTGGACCATAGTTACCTGCCCACCAACTAGTGTCAGTACCAATCATGACTACTTTTACATAAGCAACACTACTACAACTGCCTGCTGATCCACAGTTGGTAGATGTTAAACTTAGTGTGGTCCATGGTTCACTGTTATCGCCCGGTACCGAACTCCATGCATTCATTTGTAACAAGTTACCTGTGGCATAACTTGTTTGACTTGATCCTAATAGTGTATTACTAGAATTGTAAAACTCTAATTTAAGTTGACCAGTATCGTGTTGTAATGGTCTTCCTCCGCCAGCATGCGCCTCAACGGTAAATGTTAAAGTTCCTCCATTTTGCATTGTTGAATCGAAAACTACTATTTGACTGATAGTGCTGTTTGCCATATACGACATGTTTGCACTATTGTAATCTGTGCCTGACTCGAAAGCATTTACTGAATTGAAACACATGGCGGCCATGATCGCAATGATCTTGCCCCAATATTTCATTTTTTTTAGCTCCTTTAGTAGACTTGTTGTTTTTGTTTGTGTCTACCAAGTATTTACAACAAAAAACCTAATGATTATGTGGCACTACATTCTATGCGGTGGAGTGACAGGTGCAGGTTGTGGAGGATTTTTGACAGGACGATGTGCAAACCAACTCATAGTTGTCTCCTTTTTATGACACAAAAAAACCTGGAAATTTTCCAGGTTATTTGTAATTAATTTTGGTTCCTAATCCAGTTCCTTGTTTAAGTGGACTAGTATCTGGTATATGTATTCGTTTACCAACTCCCATCATGCAATATTCATTGGTATTCAAATCATGAATAAACCAGCTGGTGGTTTCCGTTTCAAAATTAGCGTATACCAAATTTACTGTCTGTTCATTGGGTGCTTGAGTAGCCATGATTAGTTTTTCACCATATCGTTCCATGGTAATTTCAACATCTTCAAAGCTGCCACACATCAATTGAATTTTTCTAAACCTAGGTTCTGCTGTAGCTGCTGTGGCTGCTGTGGCTGCTGTGGCTAGAGTGACCAGTAAGATGACTGCTAAAATTTTGTTCATACAGTATATATCATAACACCGTGGCATGATAAAATACCAATATTATGTTTCTTGATGATCAAATCTGCCGCAAACTATGTCATAAAATTCGTCTAGTTCGCCGCCCCACTTGCCTTTGAGATATGGACGTAAGTCGTAGCACAGTTTTGCGTTTTTGTCTTTGTTGGCCTGTACAAATGTATTGTGTAGCTTTTTCCAGTGATCCAGTTTAACAACTTCTTCTAACGGAATTTGATCTCCGGGCACTACACAAAATGTTTCTAATATTTGTCCTTCTACATCGTGTGGTTCTAGTTCAAGAACAGTGTATCTTTCACTTAATTCTTCTGCTATTTGTCTATTAAAAATAATATCCATTATCGTTTTTTTACTCCTACTATTTTGTATATATGCTGTACAGCTCTAGCCTGATAATAACAATCAATCAATGCATTGTGAGCACCGTGTCTGTTTTTTTCTCTTGGATCACCATGAACACTAAACAATGTACGGCTGTCTCTTATCTGCCAAAATTGCCACGGAGTCGGACGACCAACTTGTCTATATAGATCTTCTAGTATAACAATGTCAAAAGCAGGTCCTTGACACCAAATATTATCTGCACCAACCAAAAAGCGATTGAGCTGATCCAACATATCATTTACACTTATGCGACCATCCATGCCCATAGCTTCTTCTCTTACTTCTTCAGTTTGTGTTCCCCACCAGGCAACTGTTTCGTCTTGAACGTGTCGGTCCATAGATAGTTGTTCGTCAACATCTGGTTTTAAGTATAGGCCTTGACCTTGATCAACATCCGACTCCCAGGGGCTAAACTTGACTGCGCCGAAAGTTAAAATAACTGACCATGGTCTTGTGCTCAGCGTTTCAAGATCCAGCATTACATCCATCATTGACTCCTGAGGGCTCTATCAGCTTCGGCTGCTGCTACACGTCTACGCAGACTACTGGAACTGAACGAATGATCGCGTTGGTTAAACACCAATTCAATTCGACGATTGTAACATTCTTGTGCACCAGTAAAATCTTTTTCTGCGTATTCTATACCCAGTATACGCACATCAATAGGCAGGGTCAAAAGAATGTCAACTAAATCTTGCTCAGTCTGATATACAACCACTTCATCCACATAGCGACATGCCGCCAATTGAATCTGTCGCTCCACGACACTCTGTACGGGTGGATTTTTTATATCCGGACGGTCAATTGTGGGGTCGGTTTGCAGCCCGGCGATAAGATAATCGCAGTGATTCTTAGCCTCTGCCAACATTGCAATATGACCGGCGTGGCATAAATCAAAAGTCGAAAAAGTAATCCCAATCTTAAGTCCCTTATCCTTAAGTTCTCGTATTTTATTGAATATCATTCAATTAGCTGGTTCTAATTTTACGTTGAGAGGAAAGCCGTTGTTACGAGCAAGAAGAGTTGCTTCTACACCTTTTTGTTCAGCTATTTCATAAGGTAAAGTACTAACCACGCTAGATCCTTCTTGATGAATTTTCAAAGTTATTTCATGTGCAGTTTGCTCTGAATGATGGAAAATTGTTTTGAGAGATTCTACAACAAATTCCATAGTTGTTACATTATCGTTTAGATATATTACATTAAACAAACTGGGTGGCTGGATGTTTGTTTTGATTTGAATCCTAGGTTTGACTACAATATCTGTTTTGCTCATGGTCTTGTAGGTTTAAGTAGGGGGATGTATCCCCCTACTGTTATTATACTACTTAGCGAATGTAATTGCAATCTTCTTGGGCTTTTGTTCTTCGGGAACAATATGCTCCAAACTAACTGCCAAAATACCATTAATTACTGTAGCGCCTTTAACTTCCACATTGTCAGCTAAAGTAAAATGACGAGTGAAAGTTCTTGCACTGATGCCACGGTGCAAGTATTCGTATTCATCTTTTTGCTTTTGTTCGCCTCGAATCGTTAGAACATTTTCTTTGTATTCAATATCAAGTTCATCTTCACTGAAGCCAGCAACCGCTAGTTGGATGGCATAGTGATTTTCGTCAATTCGAACAATGTTGTGAGGCGGATAGTTGTCGGCTTTACTATTGGCAAAAGTGCGTCCTAGTTCGTTGAACAATCTATCAAAGCCTACAGCATGGCGATGAAGTGTTGGTAAATCAAAAGTGCTAATTGTATAAGTTGTCATAATACGTTCTCCTTTCTATAAGCAAGTTATGACATATGAGTGTAGACCCCACCCGGGCATCTACACCGCATATTCTTTACGGCTTTTCTGTAAACTCAGCATCTACTACATTGTCATCTGCAGTGGGCTTTACAGATTGCTCTGTAGTTGACGGCTGTTTTGCTTCGTTGATTGCATTTGAGGCAACAAACAATTCAGTCAATTTTGTTGTAATTGCTTCTCGGTCTGTGCCTGCAATGGCTTGTTCTAGTTCACTTATTTTATCGTTTATTGTCTTCGTCTGATCTTCTGCGAGTTTGCCCCCAACTTCTTTCAGATCAGTTCTTACTTGGTGGATCACTGAATCCGCTTGGTTACGAGTTTCAATGAGCTCTAGTTGCTTTCGATCCGCAGCGGCATTTGTTTCAGCATCGCGAATCATCGCCTCAATCTGTTCTTGACTTAGACCACTATCAGATTTAATGGTAATCCGATTTTCTTTGCCAGTTTTTTTGTCTCGAGCACTTACTTTAAGAATGCCATTTGCATCTACATCTAGAACAACTTCAATTTGGGGCATACCTCTAGGTGCAGGATCGATACCTTCTAAATTAAATTCGCCTAGCAGTTTGTTGTGCTGTACTAGTTCACGTTCACCTTGATAGACTTTGATAGTAACTGCAGGCTGATTGTCTTCAGCTGTGCTGAACACTTGACTATGCTTGGTAGGAATAGTTGTATTCTTTGGTATTAGTTTGGTCATCACTCCGCCCATGGTTTCAATACCTAGGCTCAGTGGGGTAACATCAAGTAATAGCACATCTTTACGATCACCACCTAGTACAGCACCTTGTACTGCTGCTCCGGCTGCTACTGCTTCATCTGGATTAACATCACGACGTGGTGCTCGTCCGAATAACTGTTCAACCGCTTCTTGCACTTTGGGCATACGTGTTTGGCCACCAACTAAAATAATCTCATCTATATCGCCGGCAGTTACTCCAGCATCTTGCATTGCTGTACGGCATGGTTCGATGGTACGCTGAATTAGATCATCAACTAGACTTTCTAATTTGGCTCGAGTAATTTTAATGTTAAGATGTTTTGGACCAGTGGCATCAGCAGTGATGTAAGGTAAGTTTACATCTGTTTGTGTGTTGTTGGACAACTCAATCTTGGTACGCTCGGCAGCTTCTTTTAGTCGCTGTAGCGCCATTACGTCTCGGCCGAGATTAACTCCAGATTCCTTCTTAAATTCAGTAATAAGGTAATCCATAATGCGTTGATCAAAATCTTCGCCTCCTAGGAATGTATCCCCATTGGTGCTAAGTACTTCGAATTGTTTATCACCATCCACATCAGCGATGTCGATAATAGATATATCAAAGGTACCGCCACCAAGATCATACACAGCAATTTTACGGTCTTTTTTGTCACTCTTGTCTGCTCCATATGCCAGGGCTGCTGCCGTTGGCTCGTTGATTATACGTAATACCTCAAGTCCAGCAATAGCACCCGCATCTTTGGTGGCCTGACGCTGGCTATCATTGAAATATGCAGGGACTGTAATTACTGCTCGTGTTACTTCGTGCCCAAGATAGTCTTCAGCGGTCTTTTTCATCTTGCGTAGCACTTCAGCTGAGATTTGCGGAGGCGCCAGTTCTTGGCCGTTGGCCTGTACCCAAGCATCACCGTTCTTGCTCTCCATGATTTCATAGGGCATGAGATTGATGTCTTTTTGTACAGCCTGCTCCATGAACTTGCGTCCGATCAGTCGCTTGGCAGCATAGATAGTGTTCTTGGGATTGGTTACAGCCTGACGTTTGGCGCCAGCGCCTACCAGAACTTCGTCTGAGGTATAGGCCACAATGCTGGGCGTAGTACGTGCGCCTTCTGAATTTTCAATTATTTTAGGGATTCCGTTTTCGACAACTGCTACGCAGCTATTGGTGGTACCAAGATCAATACCAATGATAGTACTCATTTATTTTTCTCCTTAATTAAGCAAGTATTTTGTGGGCCCGAAGCACCCTACACAATTATTTATACATCAATTATACTAAATTTCACAGTGTGCTACAATTATTTTGGGTTGATTAGAACAAAATTATTACTGACTGTATATCTAGGATTCCATGTAAGTGCAAATTGTGTGTAATCTTTGTTGTTGTCAAAACTTAACCGATATGTATACTTGTGTATTTTGGTTCTATAAGCAGCAATCTGGTACCTGGTTGCCCATGTATCTAGGTCTTTTCTAATTTGAGCAAGTGCCGCGCCTGCTGCTGCTCCGCCGGCACCCATTGGCAAGCGAAACTCTATGTACATCAGTACAGTTTTTTGGGTAATTGCTCGTCGGCCAATCTCTTTTGCCAACGTCGGCGTGCTGCTGCTTTTGCTTTCTTGCGACGAGTAGTTGGTTTTTCATAGGTTTCGCGTTCACGTAAATTCTGCAAAAGGCCACTTTCGGCCACTTTTTTCTTGAATTTGCGTAAAGCCTTTTCTACATTGTCGTGTGTAACTACCACCAAATTACCTATTACTTTGTTTGATTTTTCATACATAAGATTATTTATTTTCGTGGGCTTGTGCTGCAAAAAAGTGTACAGGATCAGTTATGCGTCGAGGATTTTCTATGTAAAACTTATCGCCATAATAGTATGTTTTATCAAGTAGACACAATGATTTGAACTGGTCCAGTCTAGAATTCACAATAATAGTATCGCATGCTTCCACTGCTTGTTGTAACCAATGATTGTTATTCATGTTAGGAGTATACGCATACACGTTATAAGCATCTGCAGAATATTGGCAAAATCTTATAACTGCATCCAAATCAATTTGGTCTAGGTCAACTAATAACACTGAATACAACCCGTTGTGTATAATGTCGGGCGGGGTAACTAAATTACTATCCACGCTTGCCTTTCAATATTTCTTCGATCTGTTGTTCAACTTGAGCTTGTTCGGCGTCGCTGAGGTCTTCAATTTCATATTCGCCGGCTTCAAGCTTTTCAATCAGATGCTGAATGTAAGCCTGATTGTAAGTGTAACTGTCAGTGGAGTTTTTATCTACTTCGATCCATTTTTGACCATTCCATTTAAACAGTCGGTCAGGAAGATAATCTGTTCTAATAAACATATCACCCTTCATGGGCGTATCTGGGAATCGTTCTCCAAAACCGCACTGACTGGCTGCTTGCAATTTGTCATTGTCGGCCTGTATGGACATGCCCGGATACAGTTTGTTAAATGCATCTAGGTTGTACACTTTGCCTTTGTAACGCACAGCATAGTCTGCACCGCGTCTGACGGGCGTATTAAATTCATCTACAGGTGGTGGCAACTCTTCCGTGGGTTCCTCTGTTGCGGTAGCTGCTGGAACCGTTTGTTCTTCCTCTATAAATGATCGAATCTGAGCAATTTGATTGTCAGTCAAAGCACCATCGTCGGCTGGATATTTTGGCTGTTCGTCGATCACTCGTTGTGCCCACATTTCTTCATTTTCGAGAACGGGTATATTTAAATCTTCGTCCTGTTTAATTTGGTCTGCCTCGGTATTTGCTTGTTCAGCACGATGTTGCTCATCTAACATATCTGCTGCTTGTGCTGCTAGGTGCGCTCGTTCAAAAAATTCATCTGCCTCCCGATCGGGATTTATTTTTTCATCCAACCGATTCAACGCAGCAATCTCTGCCTCAGTCCAAGGTCGTTGTTCTACGCCTGGCGGATTGGGATTGGTAGCCATAGCGGCGGCATCGTCGTCATGAATCCAACCACCACGACCCTGTCTTGCCCATTCAAATTGTTTGTTGGCAGCGAGGATAAGTGTTAGTGCTAGCGGATCAAATACAATAACAATAAGTATAATAACCCAACGTACAGCCCGCTCAAGAATATTTTGATCGGGATTGTCGCCGTATATAAGAGCAGCAATATATTTGATAGGTCCAACTTCTGCCTCTACCTTTCTAGCCTCTGCGGCCAATGGGGCTCGCTCGGCTTGTAATTGTTGAATTGTTTTTTGACTTCGTGTGATTTCTGATTGTAATGCGGCTCGTTCTTTGGCCTGTTGCTTACGAATAATAACTGCTTTATCGGTGCCTCGTTCTGAATCTGTTCTTCCTAGCATTTGATCTACTTGGGCATTCATTTGCTCAATGGCCTTTTTGGCCTGTGCTATGTTTTCTCTTTCTGTGTTAATTTTTTCATCATATATAGCAACCTTACTGGTAGCATCGCCGGAAACCAAACTTTGATCACTGTGTGCTTTGCTTAAGAAACCAAAGATACCCATACTGGTTAGTAGCATTAGGAATACGATAGCAGGAACAAGATAGGCCTTGAATACCCATCCGGCTCGTTGCCAGTTGTTGTGTAACCAAACTGTGGCAACCAATTTGCCGGCTTCAAGTGCGCCGCCCATAATGATAACAGGTATGACTGCGGCACTGAATATAGCAGTGAGACCTTCGACCGAATACCATGCAGCGATTGCCGAAATGGTCACAGCCACTAACATGATTAGTGATCCAAATAACATAGCGTGTATTTATAGAATTGTATGGCTAGTATATTATACTAACGGAATGACGTCAACTAATTAATATGTCATTTATGACGCCCAGGGCCTGCCTTTTTTAAGGCCACCGGTGTTCGGATTATCCACCAATGAACCGGTGTTACTTGACGCATTGTAGCGTGTAGGCAATTGTGTAGCATCGGCTGAAGTATCTGCGTATCTACCGGGTTGAACTAAATTACGGTCAGCCCTGTCTGTTCCTGCAAGGGTTAATTTCTGATCTTGCCTGTCTCTTTTTAGAGCTAATTGTGCTATTCCATTGGCTGACATATAATTATTTATCAACCCAAAAAGAAACCCGCCGAAGCGGGTCTAAATTACTGCCTTTTTTATGGATATATTACATCGCTACTGCACTACCGGATTTTCCAATTCAAAATAAGTGTTGCCACGAGCAATACTAGCCTCAATGGTATCATCCCAATCACCTGCTGCCTCATTGCCAAATCTGTTCTCAGCTGCTATTTCAATTGCGTTTACTAGTACTAGTAAGGCCTCACGACACTCATCGTTGTCTATTGTGCTGATACTTTCACGCATGTAGTCTACCAGTGCTTCCATTTGTTGCATGTCCAGTTCTTTAATTGCCACACGATCAGCGAGAATATCATCTACTAAATTTTCTACATTCATGCCAGACCTCGAACATGGTTGATAACCTGGGCAGCTTCAGGAAAGCCTTCATGCTCTTTTATTTGTACAGCCGCTTCTATCATGCTCATGTGCATGGCATGCAGTTCTTCGAGATGTGCGTTGATGATTTGCCGCTTGCGGTTAAGGCTGTACTTGATCGGGCCATATGAACTGTTGCTGTAATTGGGATTCATGTGTTTTCCTTAGTCGGGTGCTACACCTGGGTCAACAGTTCGACCTTCATAGTGTGCTCGTGTTACACAAACTGTTTCCAGTCGAAAACGCTTGAGTCCATCAAACCTAGCTGCTTGGCACTGCTGTTTACTAGCATATGGTCCCACTGCAACTTTTTCTACAAACTGTCCACTGGTGGTGTAAATCATTACTACAAGAATCCAGCTGGTCATAGATCCTCCTGTTTACGATGTTTAAGCTGTCGCTTGAACTGCCGTTTGTTTTCCACTGTACGAGTTCGGAATGGCGAGCCAGCCTCAAACAACACACAATGTGCTCGGGTTTGTTGGTACGGTACTTTCACTATCTTTTTCATGATTATATATTTACTGCTTCTCTATGTACAATAAAACGGTACAGGGCATTGCACTCCATGATAAACTGTGGACCCACATCCATGCTCACATAGTTATCGCCCTGCATGCCTTGTTCACTGTAGCTGACATCGAGAACGGCGTCCGGACTTAAACCAAAATGATTTTCCATACAAGTCAGAAACGAATGTTTCCACAGCATGTCGGTATAGATCAAGCCATCGTCGTCAACATCCCATTCTGAACGATCAAAGTAAGCTCTAAGCTCTCCAAAATCACCGGTGTCTTGATCTATGTAAGCCAGGCACACACGATTGATCCGTACAGTTTTGACCTCAGTACTCCAATGGCCTCGACCGTCGGTACGTGTAACAAAATTTACAGAATGATCGAACATTATTCTACTCCAAAATGTTTTAATATTTTTTTATACTCGTCCATACCGTTGATCCAAGCAGCATAGGCACATTCCCGCACAATCAATTCGGCGAACTTTTCAACAAAGTATTCATGCTCTTCGCTGGCGTAAGGCCTCTGTTGGTCTACCCAGTCTTGGGCTTGTTCAGCAAGTTCTTGGATTCTATCGTTCATTCTGCCTCCAATTCTTGGATTTGTTTGTAAAGTGCCCAACGCTGTTTATCAATGGCAGCATTAGTGTCCTCGTCAAAGCAACCTGCCTGCTCATCCAAGTGTACCAATTCTTCGTATAACACATCTATAAGTTTCTGGTCACCCATGATATTACCCTTTCATAGCAGCGACTAACTATCGTCGCGATCCATAATGTAAGTAAACAAAACCCACTTGGCACGGTTCAACTGCTGGCGTGCGTCTTCGGCTCGCATAAAGTCAACTTCGCCGTATTCAGTATTGACCATTTCTTGTGCATCCGACATCATGCTGGCAACAATCATGGCCGGGCCGCTAAACTTCATTGTAATGCTCGATTCGACTGCTTCACGCATCTGGGCTTCGGTGCAGCCATACATACGGACTTCACGCTTTTGTTGTTCTGTAAGTGCTTGGTAAGTTGCTGTAGTCATTTTGGGCTCCTTGTTAATTACTATACAGTGATTATAGCAAAATGGGCCATTATGGTCTACCAAAATTGTGTTGCTATTTTAGCAATGATCGTTGTCGTTGTTATGGGCCAAATAAGCCCATACAGCAATTAACAAAACAATAACAAACCATATCATAGCAATTTAATAACAAGTCCCGCTGTATAGATCAGCAACAGTGTTGCATTTATAACAATAAGACTCCACTCGCGCCACTTTACGGCTACAATCAGCCACAAAAATGCCCCTACATTTAGTAGGCCTGGTCCAAGTGGATAAATGTTAATAGAAGTGCAAATAGCCCCAACGATTGTTACAAAAGTTGCAAGCCACTTGAAATAAAATGTCGTGTCCTTTTTCATACTGGTATTATAGCAAAAAGGATCATTATGCTGAAGTTAACAAAATATTAATGAATTGTTAAGTCTTCGTTGAACTGGGAAAGATCAATAACGCCCAACAGCTTCATAATTTTTTGTATATTTTTGGGTGGTTTATCAGGCGGAAATTCTGGTATAAATGCGTACTTTAAATTTCCCTCTGCGTCAAAGATAAAACCATAATCTTCAGCCCCAATTTCATCGTCGTATTCTTGAACAGCATCTTCGACTGTTAATTCCAGGCGTTTGCTCACGGCTGCCTCCTATTTTTAGTATTTATAGCTTACTTGAATAGGATAAGTGCCATGAGAACAGCTTGAATCACAAAGCCCAAGCCTATTGTTACAATATTAAGCAAGTCCTTTAAGATAACAGCACGACCAAACAACAGCACGAGTCCCAACCACATAAACAGCACAACATCCACGCTGGGTGTTGAATCTGTCAATCCAGTCAAGAGAGCCAGTAAAGTGGGAACGGTGGCAGCATGAAGTGCAATAGCTGCCAACCATCCCATGGTCTCTGCCGATATTTTGCTAAAGTGCGAAGAAAAAAAATCAATCACACTTGACTTGATGCGGTCAAAATCAATTTTTCTTGAATCAGTTTTGTTTGAAGTGTCCATTAGTTTAGATTTTGGTGTTGAATACAAAATTGGCATTATTAATTATCACGCTCAACTATTATAGAAAATATGGCGGCCAATCTTGGCAATGGGCTTTTTACCCCATCCTGGTCGAACATAGTCTGCATGATAATACATGGCATTTTTGAGACTGGGTAATCTAAAGTTTTCTAGCAATACTTTTTTAGCAACTTCTGCACTTTCATTGTACAAGGGTTGATAAACAGGACGTACTCTATGAGTTCCTTCACAGTACCACGAAAACTGGCAAACCACTCGAGAATAGATTACATTTTTTTGATACACGACTGCACAGATGTCATTGGGAAACTGGCTACTATTAGTGCGATTGATTGTTACTTGAGCCACAGCTACTTTACCTTCAAATGGTTCGCTGGCGGCTTCCCAATAAATGTTCTGCGTCAGGCATCGTAGCTGGCGAGATCTTTCTTCTCCAGTAACAGGATGCACAGCAGCCATTTCGGCCTTCTCGGCCTTGAGTAATTCAAATTTGTTTTTGGTGACCTCTACCAAGGTGTATGTGGCTAGCCACATACCAAAAACGATTGATACAAATTTTGCTACGTTGGGCAAATATTGTCTCATCTTTTTTCCTCCTTCTTAAGGTTGTAGTTTTATATAACTTCATATTTTTTGAGAAAACAACTGCTTTAACCCCATAATACGGGTACATTATAGCATTTTTTCTGATTTTTTACAAGTAATATGGGCAGTTAATGTGTATTTTTATTTTACATTAATTAATAAAAACATCAGGACTGCCAGATGTTGTGTGACCGCAAGTGGCTGGATCACCTAGTCTACAGGCCGGAATCCCATTAACAATTACATCAGATGAACCTTGAGCCATCACTGGTCCAGCATGTACTCCGGGTCCATGCCCTTGGACCGCGTCGCCAATTCTAGCCTGGGGAGTGCCATTTACTATCACATCAGGACTACCTGCAATGATTAGACCGCCTGCTACATCTTGACCTTTACGAGCTGCACCACGCATGATATTTTCCTAGGTAATAATACTTCCTATGGTAACAGGTTCAATACCTGTGGTTGTTTTGATATAATGTTTTTTCATTTGGTCAATACTGGGTGCATGCATAACTATATGTTGTTTTTGCAGTCGAACATTCACATCAGCATCGGCTGTGAACAGGCTTTGAATAAGTCCCATGCCTTGAGGGCTGGGCATCACAGTGCATGGTTTAGAGATTTCTAAGTAATCGTCCGATATCAATTCAACTCGAGCAACAATTTCGTCCCCGGTTACCAATTTGAAACTCACAATATCCCCTGTGGAATAAATCTTTGAAACTAACATTAATTTTTTACCTTTTCAAAAAATTCATTTGGTTGTTTTTGAAGTCCATCGAAGCCGCCTGGAATAAGTTCATATCCATGAAATATCTGTGGCACACTTCGTAGACCTTTATCTACTAGCATCTGCCGCGATTCTGGGTCATACTCTATGTTAATTTCATTGTATTTGACGCCTTTGCTTTCTAACAATTGTTTTGCTCTATCACAAAATGGGCAATTATTTTTTGAATAGATAGTAATCATGTCTTTTCCTAAATTATTTTATCTTCTTTACATCTTGCTAGTAATGGCCCTAATTCCAAACAAAAACTGCATCCTGCTACTAGTATATTCATAATATTTTACGAGTTAAATTTTATTATTTTATCTTTAATTAATCTTGGATAAACATAACTCCTCATCCAATTATCATATCCAACAGTCGAAGGATGAAAGTCATCTGATTCTAAACCATTGCAATTTAGCGATGTTTCATATATACAATCATTATTTTCTGCAAAAATAAAGTTTTCAAAATCAATTTCCTTGCATATATTTTTTAATTCTTGATATTTATAAACTCCAAAATTTCTATTTTTTACATAATCTTTGTGGTTCCAATAATTTACGTAAGTCATGAAATAATATTTTATGCCTTTACTTTTTAAAAAATTTTGCAATTTAATCATTTCAAATAAACTTCTAATGCCTCTAGTTAACTCGTTTCCTTTTTTAATAAGTTCTTGGTAAATTGAATTTTGGCTTAGTACATCACCACTGAACTCAAAAAATATGTTATCTAAAGCTTGTCTTTTGTTGTCAACAACTAGTTCATCAACTATTAAATCTATTCTTTGTAGTCCGGACCACATAACTATTACACAATCATAATCAAAATTTGAATAAATTAGTTCTAAAATTATACTGTCACTTATATATTGGTTACCTGCGCCAGGCATACCAAGATTACGAACAGCACCAAAGTCTTTTAACCACACAGGCCATCCGTTTTTTAGATTTTGTTGTCCGGTGAAACTACAACCTGAAGTTAAAAAAATCATTGTATTACTTGTGCAATTTCCGACATTTATAAACTAAATCCTCGAAATGTATTATTATCAACATCTTGTTTCGTGCCACCAATTACATAACTTGAAATTTCTGTTTCTTGTGGAGCAACTTGCACTTCGGCGCCGGCAATCCATTTGGCTGTCCATGGTAAGGGATTTGATCCTGGTTTCATTCCACAGTCTAGTCCTACTGCTGTCATGCGCTTGCAGGTCAACCAATCTACATAGTGACACAATAATTGTTGATTAAGCCCAATCATGGATCCGTTTTGAAACAAATAATGTGCCCAGGCTTTTTCTTGTGCTGCGGCGGCTAAAAACATTTGATTGCATTCTGCACGAGTTTCTTCTTTTATAGAAGCATAAGAAGGATCATCCTGTGGCAACAATTTGAGAAGGGTCTGCGTTGACCCTAAATGAACATTTTCGTCTCGCGCAATTAATTTGATAATCTTGGCATTGCCTTCCATTTTCTTCAGTTCAGCAAAGGCCCATGAGCAAGCAAAGCTGACATAAAATCTAATACCTTCAAGTGCATTGACACTATTCAAACACAACCACAATTTCTTTTTGAGTTCATACATATCAACCGTGACGGCTTCTCCGTTAACGGTATGTTCTCCTACCCCTAATAGATTGTAGTATTGCACCGATTTGATTAAATCATCATAATATTTGCTAATGTCTCGGGCACAGTCTACAATTTCTTTTATGTCCGTGAGCTCATCAAATATAATGCTAGGGTCACTATAAACGTTCCTGATAATATGAGTATAGCTACGGCTATGAATCGTTTCATTAAAGGCCCAAGTTTGTATCCAAGTTTCCAGCTCAGGAATAGTAGCGACGGGAAGAAAAGCAAGGTTGGGACTACGACCTTGAACACTGTCCAATAGGATCTGTCGCTTAAGATTGCTTGTAAAAATATGTTGTTCATGTTCTGTTAGTTCTTTGAAATCTTTTGCATCTCTTAAGACATCCACTTCTGATGGTTGCCAAAAGAAGCCAAGCTGCTTGGTTGTTAATTTTTCAAATTGATTATATTTGAAAGAATCAAATCTTTGTATTGGAGTGCCACCTTCCTCGTCTAAAAAAGCTAATGCCTGTGTATGATGTTTTTTATTATTAATATTAAATACGCTCATTAAAACTGATCCTTTTCTGTGCTATGTGCCATTGCCGCTGTGCTTTTTGCACCTACTGCTTCGCTAATTATATCAAAATAACCAACGCCAACTTTTT